GAAATGCCGTTGCCCTTTTAAATAATTCATCAAAAATTCCGTCATTCACATATCCGGCGGTTGCAATGGATATTATTAACGGCTGCTTTCTCGCTCCCAGGGCGGAAGTCATAACCTCGTATTGCTTCAATCCCTGGTCTCCCGGCCACGCTTCCATTTCGTCATTGACTACCAATTGAGGGTTGAAACCGTCCGATTTCTTAGAGTTGAAAGCAATCTTTTTTACGCTTGTATTGAAAGCCTTTATGTAAATATCACTCCGGCGTTTTTTTGTGATACTGTCCAATTCATCATCTGATTGCACAATCTGATAAAAGGCATCATACACCAAATCCGCCTGGTCTAACTTCGGTGCAAGGAAATAAACCTTTGCCCCATATTCCCCGTCTACGTATGTCATGTATGCGGCTATTGCTGCGGCAAAAAGTGTTTTACCGTTCTTACGGGCAACAATTATAAAAACCTCTCTAAACTGCCTATACCCGGTTGTTTTGTCCATAATGCCAAATATGGCGGACACAATAGCCTTTTGCCACAATTCCAGGTGTAAAAGGTCGCTCCGTCCCTCTGAATGGTGACAAAAATTTTCTATGAATTTTATAGCCTTGTTCGCTTTTTTCTCGTTAAATTCCCACTCGCCATTTAATAGCCCGGTTGTCAAAATTTCAAAACACAACCGCACCCATACACCCACAATTACTTCTTTTTTTTGGATTGCTTCATGGTATTTAAAAATCCAATTATCCATTAACTATTCATCCCGTAACGCCGCCAAACGGTCCACTTTTTCTTTTTCTTTTGGCGGTAAATACTCAATGAGTGAGTGGATAATTGCGGTATATTGGCGTGAATATTTCTCGTAAATTTGGGTTGAGGGGTGGGCTTTTACAAATTTCTGTGATGCATTCACGGTTTCCGTTGTAAGGCCCTCTTTTTTCAATTCTTCTTTCGCCTGGAAACAAGCCACTTTTAAAAACGCCGCTTCCTCAATCAGTGAATTTATAAGGGTTTTCTTGTTTTCATCATCAACCCCAACGAACATTTTTTCTAAAAACTCTATCTCTTTTTTAATCCTCGCATTTGTTAATTTGTTCGGTCTTTTTTTCTTATTTTCTGTTAAATCATTCTTGCTTTCTGCCATAAATATACCCCCCTCATATGCGTGCGACCTTGCAGAGTTTTTTTGAGGTAACTCCCTCGGTTCTTTTGCCCGGGGTCAAATTCTGTACCCCGGGGGTGTGGTCTGATTTATTATTTTCTTTCGGCGGTAATAAATTTCCGTTTGCATCATACTGATAACGCATTGGTGTATGTACTGCCTTGTGTTCTTTGTTGTGGCAATCCTCACAAACATATTCCAGGTTGTCCAGGTTCAATGTGATGTTTGGATTGCTGATATTGCCCGGCGTAATATATTCTTTGTGATGCACAATGTAACCCGGCTTATATATTCCTCTCGCCTTGCACCGCTCGCACAATCCGTTGCTCCTGGTTATTACTTGCTGCCTTGCTCTCTTCCATGCGGCGGACTTATAAAAGCCCTTTGCATATTCTTTCACGGTCCCACCGCCCTTTCTGTAAATGGTTTATGGGTTATGTGTATTGCTACCCCATAACCCAATTATAAATTCTTTTGCCTTGCTATTATGTCCCCGTTGTACTGCTGCATCCGGTATTCCTTTTAGTCCTGCTGCCTGGCAACATTCCTAGCCCCTCGGCAACTGCGGTTATAAATTCATTGCGGTAATCGTAGAATTGACGGCGGCCACACATCACATCATAAATACTTTCATACGGCGTACAATGAACCACGCTTTTATATATTTGTTTCTGCATCTGCTCCCTTGCCGCTTCGCTATCTATGTTGTGGCATGAATTATTAAGGGCTTCATCTATCACGCTATAAGCCATACTGTCAAATGCTGATGCGTTCCCGTTAAGCATCCGGCGTTTGCGTTTCTCGTTGCCCTGGATAATCTTTTTTACTGTGGCTTTAATATCATCATCAATTCTTTGCAATACTG